GGCCGCGACCGAGGCTGCGGTGGAGCAGCAGATTGAGAACCAAATCAACCCGCCCATCGTGTCGCCGCCGCTGCCGTGGGTGACGCCATGATTAAACTAGAACTGTCCATTGAAGAAGTGAACGCAATCCTGCAAGTGCTAGGCGACTTGCCGAGCAAGACGGGGGCGTGGCCGCTCATCGTCAAGATCAAGGAGCAGGCTGACCCGCAGGTGCCTGTGCCGGATGAAGTGAAGCAATGACCACCGTGCAAGAACTGGAAGTGACCGTAACCAGCCACATTGATGTCTGTTCGGTACGGTACGAAGCGATCCATGCCCGTTTAAAGCGTTTGGAGAGACTCGTGATCTCAGTCGGAGGCACGGTCATTCTGGTGCTGGTCGGCGCGTTGGGTTCCATGGCAATGATGCTGGTGGAGGCATTGCAGAAGTGAACATGCAGAAGATTGTGGATATGTTGTTCCCAGTGCTACTGGCCGCTGTGGGCTGGCTGCTGACGGAAATTGCATCGTTCAACAATCGTCTGATGTCGGTTGAGAGCAAGATGCCCGCGTTGATTACGCCTGAAGGTGTACCTACCGATAGCCCGTTAAGCGCCGCCCGTCGTCAGGAAATGAAAGACGACATCATGGAGGACATCCATGACTTGCAGGTGCGCGTCAAACTGATGGAGGAGCGAAGCAAGTAATGGACATCTTTGAGATATTCACTCGTGCTTGGCCCGTTATTCTGGCGCTGATTACGCTGATTATCGTTCTGTCTAAACTTGACTTGCGTGTTGCTGTGCTTGAGGAAAAGGTGAAGTCTTTGTTTGATCTAATCAATAAAGGCCGAAAGGAGTAATTGGGAATGATGACCATGATTAGCACTTTCCTGTCGTTCCTTGCGGGTGGACTGCCCAAGATTCTGCAAATCTTCCAAGACCGGCAAGACAAGAAGCATGAACTGGCTCTTGTCGCAGCCCAGAAAGAGCGTGAGTTGGCCCTTGCAGAGCGTGGGTTTATCGCGCAGGCACGGGTTGAGGAAATCAAGCTTGAGCAGATTCAGACGCAGACGGCTGGCGAGGAACGCCAAGCCTTGTACAACCACGACATTGAGATTGGCAAGGGCGCGAGTCAGTGGATGATTAACCTGCGTGCCAGCGTCCGCCCTGTCGTGACGTACATTTTCGTGCTGGAGTTGGTCGCGCTGAACATTGCCGGGGTGTGGTACGCATGGCATCAAGGGGTGCCGTTTGCGGCTGCAATGGCCGAAGTGTTTTCGGATGACGAGATGGCGATTCTGGCGTCCATCATTGCGTTCCATTTTGGCGGCAGAGCGTTCTCGCAAAAGTGAAGGTTAGCCCTGAACTGATTAAACTTGTAAAGCACCACGAAGGGGTGAGGACTAAGCCTTACCGTTGTCCGGCGCTGTTGTGGACGGTGGGGTGCGGACATGTAATTGATCCGACCCATGCGGCGGTGAAGTATGAGGAGCGCAAGAGTCTATCGGTACCCGCAGGCTGGGATCGCACCCTCACGATGGGAGAGGTGGACGCTATCCTTGCTCAAGACCTTGGCCGGTTTGAGCGCGGCGTGGCCCGACTTTGCCCTGCTGCTCTTGGTCATCAAGGGATTTTCGATGCTTTGGTTTCCTTCAGTTTCAACGTGGGCCTTGGAAATCTGCAACGCTCTGGGTTGCGGATGAAGACCAACCGGGGTGACTTTGAAGAAGCGGCTGAAGAGTTTATGAAATGGACTAAAGCTGCTGGTAAAGTTCTACCCGGCTTGGTTAAGCGCAGAAAAGACGAACGTGCCATGTATTTGTCGGGAGTTGTGTAATGCCTGCTTCGATGACTTTTACCAGCTTACAGTCCGACATTCGCAACTACCTTGAGCGAGGCGGCGCGACTGACCCTATTGTTTACGATCAGATTCCTCGTTTAATTACTTTAGCTGAACGACGAATTGCGCGTGAACTTAAGATCCAAGGGTTCCAGAATGTCGTGACAATGGCGATGCAAACCGGCGTTGCGGTGTATGCCAAGCCTGATCGGTGGCGCGATACGGTCAGCATTAACTACGGCACTGGTACTGGAAACAATACTCGGGTTCCTGTTTTCCCGCGTTCTTACGAGTACATCAGGCAGTATTGGCCGAATGAGACCGAAACTGATGCACCAGAGTTCTACGCGGATTACAACTATCAGTATTGGATTTTTGCGCCGACACCAGACGCGACCTATCCGGTAGAGATCCTGTATTACGAACTGCCGCCGCTGCTGGATGAGGCGAATCAGACCAACTGGCTTTCTGAGTACGCTCCGAATCTGCTGCTGTACGGGGCCCTTGTTGAGGCAACGCCCTTTGTCAAGGATGACCAACGTGTGCAGCTTTGGCAGTCGTATTATGATCGTGCGCTGGCGGCGTTGAACGGCGAAGACTTGCAAAAGATTGTTGATCGGTCTACGAACCGGCGTGAGGCATAACCATGGCGTCCTTTACACAAACTTTCGGCGGCACGACGATTTATCCAAGTGATGTGTCGTATCGCTATGTATCTCTGACCATTAGTCAGACGCTGGATTGGCCTTTAGAGACTGCTCCGACGAATGACGTTGTGGCGTCCATCATGGACATCAATGCTACGACGACGAGTCTGGTCATTACGATGCCGGATGCGACTGAGGCCAGCAACGGTCAGACAGTGCTGTTTAACAACGTGGGATCAAACACGTTTACGGTTAAGACGAGCACTGGGGTGCAGATTTGCGCTCCGACTTCGGGCAGCACGTTTCAGATTTACCTGACGGACAACAGCACTGCGGCGGGCACTTGGCGGTCGTTCCAGTACGGGGCATCGGTTTCTGCGACTAACGCATCGGCTCTGGCTGGTCTTGGGCTGAAGGCGATTGCGACCACGCTGAACCAGTCTGCTCCGGTTTCGACGTTTAACACCAACTACACGACGGGTGTGAGCGACCGTGCCAAGGCGCTGATTTGGACGGGTGGTTCAGGAACTTTGAGCGTGACCGCTGCCCCGACTTTGGGCAACGACTGGTTTGTGCAAGTTCGTAACAACGGCACGGGCGATTTGACGATTGACCCCAATAGTTCAGAGTCGATTAACGGCGCTTCGACGCTTGTGTTGTCGCCGGGAGACTCCTGCATCATCGTGACGGATGGTGTTCAGTTCTGGACGATTGGTTTTGGTCAGTCTGCCATTTATGCCTTTAGCGTGTTGCAGATTGACGTTGCCGGTTCGGGTAACTACACGCTATCGATTGCCGAGCTAAACAAGACGGCTTATATCTTCACGGGTGCGCTGACTGGTAACCGGGACATCATTGTTCCGACGACTGCCCAGCAGTACTGGGTGAGCAATCAGACCACGGGGTCTTACACCTTAGGCATTCGCACTTCGGGTCAGGCATCGCCGGGTGTGACGGTATCGCAGGGTGCGCGGGCCATCTTGTACTGCGACGGTACGAATGTGGTGGATGCTGATACGTCCACGATTGGTATCCCGCTTTCTGTGGCGCAGGGTGGTACGGGCGCTACAACGGCATCGGGTGCTAGAACAAACCTTGGGGCTACGACCGTAGGTAACGCTGTGTTTATTGCTGCGAGTACTTCAGCGGCCCAGATTGCCTTGGATCTTGACCCCATTAAGGGTGGCACGTACTAATGCCTTTGCAGCCAGTTGTTCTGCGTCCGCAACCCGGTATCAAGCGGGACGGTACGAAGTTTGAAGGCAACTATTACGTTGACGGGCAGTGGTGCCGGTTTCAGCGTGGCCTGCCGAGAAAGATGGGCGGCTATCGTGCTCTTCAAGACCGGCTAGATGGCATTGCGCGTGGCATGCACATTCACAATCATAATGGATATACCTATGTCCATATTGGTACGTCGGATGGCGTGTTCCGGTTTCGCCTGAGCCAAAACGGCGCGAGCAGCATTGTCACCAATCGGACGAACCCGTATTACGTTAGCGACATTGATGCCATGTGGCATTTTGATGTGGCGTATAACACCACAACCAATCAGAACGAAATTCTGGCGCATGTATCGTCGGATCTGGAAGACATTTCTTCTGATCAGAATGGCGCTTTGTATCGCGGCTACGACAACGGCACGGGCGCTTTGGACTTAGTTTCTGCGGTCACGGTGTCTGGCGGAATTGTGGCGCTTGCGCCGTATGTGTTTGCCTATGGCACAGATGGCTTTGTGCAGTGGAGCCGTGCGGGATATACGGATGACTGGAGCGGATCTGGCTCTGGCGCTGCCCGTGTAACCAGTCAGAAGATCGTCAAGGGGCTTCCGCTGCGAGCGGGTGCTGGCAATGCTCCGTCTGGTCTCTTTTGGTCTTTGGACTCTTTGGTTCGTGCGACGTATGTAGGTGGATCGTCCATCTTCAACTTTGACACCATTACCTCGCAGTCAAGCATTCTCTCTGGGAAGAGTGTGATTGAGTACGATGGTTTGTACTTCTGGTGCGGCGTTGACCGCTTCTTGATGTTCAACGGTGTTGTACGCGAAGTACCGAATCAGCTTAACCTGAACTGGTTTTACGACAACTTGAACTATGCTCAGCGTCAAAAGGTCTTTGCATTCAAAGTACCGCGCTGGGGCGAGATCTGGTGGTGCTACCCCCGTGGCAACGCTACTGAATGTACTCATGCTGTGATTTACAACGTGCGTGAGGAAACGTGGTACGACACCATTCTGCCCAATGGCGGGCGTTCTGCTGGTCAGTATGCGCAGGTGTTTAGCTCTCCGCTGGTGATTGGTGTTATTGACACTGAGGCGACGCAGCCTATTTATCGCATCACGGACACTGGTGACTTGCGTGTAACCGAAGACGGTAGCCCCAGAATCATCAACGACCCGAAGGGGTATGTGGTGTGGCAGCACGAGTACGGAGTGGATGAGATCAACGGCACTCAGATCAGGCCGGTGCAGTCGTACTTTGAGACTTCTGACATGTCGCTTCTTGATTCAGAAAACCCGCAGAACATGGCCCTTCGCGTTGAGATGATTGAGCCAGACTTTGTTCAGGCAGGCGACATGACGGTTCAGGTTACGGGTCGGGCCAATGCCAAGTCTGCTGAGGTTACGAGTGACCCACAGACCATTTACTCCTCTCCCCAGACCAAGCAGCAGCAGTTAGTGTATTTCCGCGAGATTCGTCGCGAGTTGCGCTTTAGGTTTGAGAGCAACGTGATTGGCGGCAATTACCAGATGGGGCAGACGATTGCTCACATCGAACCGGCTACGGGCACGATTCTGGGAGAAAACCCGTGAGTCTTTTAACAGACCCGCGATTCCATTCTTTGCAGAATTGGGCTGATTACACTGTGCTTGACTTAGAGTCTTATGGCCCTATTGCTCGTCTTGAGAAAGAAAGCGAGTGGCAGAATTGGGGCGCAGGAATCATTGGTATTAATGGTATTTCGCAACGTAATCCGCCGTCGCCGTATCAGTTTTCAGACTGGCGTGAATGGGCCCTTCGGTTTTACCAAGTTTTGGATTAGGTGAGTCATGGCTAATTTCTACACTTATGGTGACATGCCTGATGTTGAAGAGGCCGTTTCTGGCATTTCTTCTAAAGAGATGGAGTCAATCCTGTCTCAATACAGTCCTGAGGTTGCGCCTGAGATGGCTCCTGCTTTTTCGGATGTAGGGGCAGAACAGGAACTGATTGCAGCCCGAGAGGCGCAGTTGGCTCGTGAAGCAGCCATGGCAGAGCGTGCAGAGGCAGAAGCCCGGACAGCCCGTGAGGCAGCGGCAGCGCGTAAAGAACAAGAGCGCATTGCAGCAGAGCAGGATCGTTTGGCGGCTGAGCGTGCGGCAGAGGAGGCTAGGGTTGCTGAGGAGGCTAGGGTTGCTGCTTCCGTTGAGGCTCCGAAGCCTGTGGTTGCCGCCCCGCCTGCTGTTGCTTCGCCTATTGAGACAGCTAGTCAGTTTGTTGAGCCGAAGACTCCTGAGCAAGCCAAGGCCATGCAAGAGTCCTATGCACTGCTTACTCAAGCCGATGCCGCAAGGATGGAGCCTATTGGTGCGCTGAACTTTGCGTTGGACTTTGGCGGCGGGGGCGGTGGTGGATTGCCCACGGTTATTGAGAAGTCGCTATATGCTCCTGAGGAGACTGATGCTGAAAAGGCTATGCGCGAGGAGATCGCCAAGTCTTATGTGGCTCCTCAGAAGGCTCCTGAAGTTTCAACTGCTGAAGTGGCAAAAATGTCTGGTCTTTCTGAAGAAGACCTTACCGCTGCCCAAAAGCAAATTAGCGAACCCTATCTTGAGCGCAATGCGATTCTTTCGGAGATTGGCGACCGACTGAAAGCTAATGACTTCAAGGGTGCGTTTGATGTTGCGCTGAAGGCTGAGCAAGAAGGCAAGGGAATGTTCTTTGAGAACATTATTGACCCCGACAAGATGCGTTACCTGCGTGGCCCGATGACGGCAGATGAGATGCGCAAGTTCTATGCCGAGTTGCCTCAGGAAGAGTACCTCAAGCGATATGGTGATCGAAGCGACTTTATTTCCGAGCGTGCCTTGGAAAGAAACCTTGCGGAACTGGGTGGCAAGGCTGGATTTGCTGATCCGCGAGCGGGGCTTAAAGCGAAAGAGTCTGTAATAACTGATGCCATTAAGTTTGCAACCGAGTACGGGCTTGATGCCATTATGGCTGCGGCAGGAATTCCTCCAACGGCTGCTGCGCTAACTAAGGCCGCTCAAACTTACGCTGAAACTGGCGGCGACATGAAGGCTGTTCTCAAGGCCGCTGCGGCGACTTATGTTGGAACCACTGTTGGCCAAAAGGTTGGAGATCTTATTCCGTCTTCTAGTGCTGTATCAAAAGCAGCAGAGTCGGCTGTAGAAAAAGCCGCTACTCAAGGTGTTGCTGCTGGGTTAACCGGCGATGCTCTTGCTGAAGTTGTCGTTCGTGCCGCTGCTGAACAAGGGCTTGGATCTGCGGTTACCGGGACGCTTGTTTCCAAGGCAATTGATAATGCTTTGCGTAGTCAAGCAGAGGCAGGTCTTGAACAAATTGAAGTATCTACCTTTAAGCCAAATCTTGAGAAGGCTCTTGCAAGCACCGTTACAACTGGTGGCGTTCAAGATATTTTGTCTGAGCGTCAGATAGAAGAGGCTAAGGAGGCCGAGCAGAAGGCTGAAGAGGAAAAGGCCGAGGAAGACTTGGAGACAATTAAGGTTACTGGGTCTGCCGTCAAGCCTGTTATAAATCCTCTCGTAATTACTGAAAAAGGTGGTTTAGAAGAACTTGAAAAGTCTTTAAGCGAGCAAACTGGCGCTGAGAAGCCGGGCTTTGAAGATAAGAAAGTAGAAGATCAAACGACTCCAGAGGTTGTTGTTAAGGGATCTAAACCTTCGCCTCTGGACGTTAAAGATGTCGCTCTTGGCTTGACCACTGGCGCTTTAACTGAAGGCTTTACAGATCCTAATGTTGATCCTGTAACTGGTGAGCCAAAGGAAACGTCAAAAACAGAAAAAGAACTGGACAAAATTCAAGAAAATTTGGCTAAAGCATCTACTGTTGTTGCTCCCTCCTTCTTAGACAAACTGAAGGACCTGCTGGGCGACTACGCCACCCCTGAGAACATCCTGAAGCTCCTTGGGGCTTTGGGGGCTGGGGCTTCCTCTTCGGGGACTACGACTAAAACTACGGGCACTGGCGTCACTGGCGGTCTGGGTGGAGCGTTGCCAAAGTACGAAATCAAGCGTACCCAGTTTAGCCCGGACATTGACTACTACACCTACGGCACCCGTCCGGAGGCGCGGTTTTTTGAGTACGCCCAGAAAGTGGTTGCACCGACGCAGCCACCGGCCAAGGAGCCTGAAACGGGCATGGCTATGGGGGGTCTGACGGGGTACGCCGCCGGGGGGTCTAACCGTTCCCGATATATGGCCGGAGAAGGCTCTGGTCGGGACGACAAGATTCCGGCACTTCTCAGCGACGGGGAGTATGTAATGGACGCTGAAACCTTGGCTCTTTTGGGCGACGGCTCGACCAAGGAGGGGGCCCGTAGAATGGACCAATTCCGTGCTAATATCCGGAGGCACAAGGGTCGTGCCCTATCGCGTGGCCAGATCAGTCCGGACGCTAAATCGCCCGATAAGTACATGGGCGGAGGGTTGACCTAATGAGCGTAGTAGACTTTTTGTTCGGTGGCAAAGCCCCAACTGCTGGTTCATCAACGACTACGACCAGCATTCAGTTGCCTAAATGGTATAACGAATACGCTGAGGACATCCTTGGCAAGGCTAAGGCCATTGGCGATCTTCCTTATGCGACCTATACCGGCCCGCGTATTGCAGACTTTACGGCCACTGAGCGCGAAGGATTTGAGAAGGCCAAGAAAGCGGCTGGAGCATACAAGCCGTCGCTGAAAGAGGCTTACGATGCCTTGGGAGCGTCCAAGAAGTACAGCGGCCTTGGGGCTGCGGAAGATGCCCTTTCTAGGGCAGAGAAGATGTCTGGGGCTGGTGCTGCGAGGGACTACTTCTCCAAGGCAGCGGGTGCTTCTGGGGTAGCGGCGGCGCAGCCTTATCTTGCTTATGCGGCAAGGACTTTCCCTGAAGCTGCTGCGGAATACATGAATCCGTATACTAAGGCGGTTGTTGAGCAAATCGCAGATGTTGGTGTAAAGCAACTTCAGGAAAAGTATCTCCCGGCGGTAGGCGAAGAGTTTATTCGCTCTGGTCAGTTTGGCGTGGGTCCGGGCAGCACCCGTATGGGAGAGTTTGGCGCTCGTGCCCTGCGTGATGTTCAGCAGTCCGTTTTGGGTGAGCAGAGCAAGGCGTTGCAGGCTGGTTATGGTCAGGCAGCGGACATCTTTGCTAGAGACGTTGAGCGTATTTCTGGCATTGGCGGCAAAATTGGTCAGTTGACGGGCGACGACGCTTCTCGACTTGCTGAAATTGGCAGGGCTGCGGGCCAGTTGACTTCGGCAGACGCTGAACTGTTGAGCCGTATTGGCAGTACTCGTGGCGAGCTGTCGCTCAAGGATGCTGAGAACCTTCGGGCTCTTGCTGATAAGTATATGGGCGCTGCCGAGACGGAGCAGGTTCTGGGTGGTCGCGAAGCCAAGACTTACATGGACATTGGCGAGAAAGAGCGCGAGATGAAGCAGAAGAATCTGGAACTTGCTTACAAAGACTTCCTTGAGCAGGAGAAAGATCCGGAGCGCAAAATTGCTTTCATGGCTGAAATCCTTAAAAGCATTCAGTTGCCGCAGACCACGGTGGTTGATCAAACCACTACGCCGGGATCTCCGGCTGAAGATCCACTGATTAAAAAGATCATTACTGGCGGCGCTGGTATTAATGAGATTTTAGAACTCATTAAAAAGTACTTTCCGGACAAGAAAACGCCGTAGGGCGGTTAACGGAGTAAGTTATGCCTCTTTTTGATGAAGACGAAGAAGCAGGTCTTGAGGACGAACTTCAGGACGAGACCGTTGACGAGACCGCTGATGAAGAGGTTCCTTATGGGCCTCTTGACTCATTAGCGTCTATTGATGAACTTCGCAAGCAGTTGTCCTCTGCTTCTTCTGAGGCGGAAAAGAACCGTAAGGTCCTTGAACAAATTCAAGCGGCAAGGCTCAAGTTGCTAGAGGCACCCAGCCGTAAAGAAGCGCTGATGGGTCTTGCGCAAAAGCTTGCTGCTCCGCGCACCCAAAACGATCCCCGCTTTTATGAGCGGCAGAACCTGTATACCTTCTTGCGCGACGTTGGCGAGTACGGTCAGGAGAGAAAGCAGGCTGAAAAAGAGCGGCAGGTCAAGATCGCTGCTCTTGAAGAGATGGGGGCTAAGTACGGTCTTACTGAGGCGCAAAAGACTCAAGCAGCCGCTATGCGTGGCCTGACTTCTTTGGCTCAAAGGCAAATGATGATTGAGGCTCAGAAGGGGAGGACGGTTGGGACTAGCGAATTTGAGCGATTGATTGCTGATTTGCCTCCTGAAGAGCAGAAAATAATGCGTCGGCAAAGAGCGGAGACTATGGCATCTCGTGCGCCTAAAGCGGAAAAATCGGAGCCAGATCCGGATCGTCCGTCAACTGTTGTACAGTCTCGCGTTGCAACTGTTCGGGATAGAAAACTTGGTCCTACTGGTGAAAAATTAAACGCAGTGAGTCAGGCGCAGGCGCTCTTAAATGCTGCTCAAAAGGGAAGCCCAACAGCAAGCTCTCAATTAGATAGGTACCTTGCAGGCCTTCAAGGCGATAAACAGTTAAGCATGCTTGAGGTTAACACAATTGCTAATGCGGGAAGTTTCCCATCAAGAATGGTTAGCAGCATCTCTAAGTTTTTAAGTGGCGTACCATCTGATTTGTCTTTGGATGATAAGGGTAAAGTTCTTTCTGTTATTGAAGATCAGTTAGCCCCGCAATACAACTCTGGCCGGGAGGGCATCCTTGATACCTTCTCAGGTGCAAGCGACATATCTCAACCCGCAGTGGAAAGAATTGTTGGGCCAAAGTGGGTGACTTCTGCTGAAAGGCGTCGTCGAGCAGAAGAGCAAAAGAGACTTAAAGAAGAGCGAGAGCGAGCAGATAAGGCTGGCAATGAAGGCTCTGTAACTTTGAGCGGTGGCAAGTCTGGTAGGCCAGTAAAGTAGTAGGGGATTTAAATGCCTATTTACGAAGTCGGCGGCAAAAAATACGAGTTTGATGAGGCTCTCACTCCAGAAGAACTAGACGAGTTGAAGCAAAAAGTGGGGGTTGCTCCTGCTGCTCAACCTAAGCCGGAAGTTACGGTTACTCGTCTTGGTGATCGCGAGATTGAGCAGCCTGAAGAAACTGCTCCTCAAGAGCCCGCTGGCGTTGGTGAGTACCTTCTTAATGCTTTGAAGAAAGGCGTTATTAGTGCCCCGGCTGCGTTAGACGCATTGCTTCGCGCTGGTTACGGCAAAATGGCAGAGGCAGAGATTGCTAAGTCCGGTGCCATGACGCCAGAAGAAACCATGAAGCGCGTATACGGCATGGGGGAAAAGCCAAAGCCTGTTGTTCAGGCCGCATCTGAGGCGTTTACAGAGTCTCAGCGTCGAGTTGCCCCTGCTTATAAAGCCGTTGGCTTTGAGCCACCTAAAGTTGACATGCGTGCTCCCGGCCCTATTAGTGAGGTTGTTGGAGCAGGTATTGAAGCCGCTGCTGACCCGACCAGTTATCTTGGTGGCGTTGGCTTGATAAAGACCCCTGTTCGCGCCGTTGGAGAATTTTTGACAGGTACTGCCGCAGAAGTTGGCGGAAAAGCTGGCGCAGAGGTTGAACGCGCTGTTACTGGCGGTGAAGAAACTGGGGCTGGCCGCCTTGTTGGGTCATTGCTCGGCGGCATGGGAACGGCTGCGCCTAGAGAATTAGCCACTGATACGCTTTCTCGCAGTATAGAGCAACTCGCTAAAAATCGAAGCATCCTAAAGGGCACTCCTCAGGTGACTGAAACGTATGCTCGTGGCGCTGCAAAAAACTTGCTTGACCTTGCTGCAAAGGAGCAGGGAGCAGAGTCTGTTGAGGCGCTCATTCAGTTGGTCAACGATGCCTCTCAGTTTGTAAACAAGGCTGATGCGCCGTTGGTCATTGCCATGGCCGACAACCCCGTTATTCGTCAGCAAGTTGAGCGACTGGCAAAAATCAATCCATCCTTCAGAGAGCGCGTAAATCGCGTCGTTGAACAAGCATATTCTGACATTCAGTCAAAAAGCGAAAAGATGTTTGGCAAGCCGTATGGCGCTGAAGTTAAGCCAGAAGCAGGACTCAAGGTTAAGCCTGTTGTTGAGCGGCGACGCAAGGACATTGAGCGTCAGCTAACCGACATAACTGAGGGAGTTACTCCTGCTGTAGATCCGGAAACTCTTGGCAAGCAGATTGAGTCCTTGGTTGAAGAGCGAAAGGCCGCTGCCAGAAAAGAATTGGCTCCTAAGTACCAAGAGTTGCTTGACGAAGCCCGAGCCAAAGGCATCGAAATGCCTCCAGAAGGCGTTCAACAGATTTATGACTTTGTTGTACAGAACAATCTGCGAGACATTTTTGGCAAAGGAACGCCTTTGGATAGGAAGATTATGTCCTATCTTGAGCCAAAGAAGGTCGAGGGAGAGGCTCCGCCTGCGATTTTGGGCCCAGATGGAAAGCCTATTTCACAGGCTGCAAAGGTTGAAGATGAGTACCCGACGCTTTCGTTTGATAACTTGGACTCGCTTAAGCGTGCAATTAATGAAATCAAGCGTGGCAAACTGAGCGATGATGCTCGGCGTAAGGTAAATCAACTTGAGCAAGTTGTTGATGGATCTAGAGATACGATCCCTGAGGGGTACAGTAAGCGTCTTGCTGACATTGATTTGGAGTACTACAACAAAGTTGGCGTGCCGTTTACTGAGCAAGGCATTAAAGACATTGATGCCAAGAAATATGCCACTCAAGTTGCGCCTGTTGTAGTCAAAAATGCTGAGTCTTATAACCAGTTTATTCGTGCCGTTGGTAAAGAGGCTGGAGATTCTATTGCAGAAAATGCAATCATTGCAGAGGTATATCAAAAGGCTGTTAAAGATGGCATGTTAAATGCCGCGCAGCTTGCGAAATACCTTAAAGACAAAAAAGAAGTTGTTTCGCAGATTCCGGGGCTTGAAGATCGGCTGCGGCAAGCAGTTCTGGATGATCGTCAGCTTAGAGCGCGAATGGACTCTTTGGATAAAGCCGCCAAGACAGCGGAGACTCGCGTTGCCAATAATGCTTTGACCCAGTTTGACGCGCCAGACTATGCTACGTTGGCTTCAAACATCATCAACAATCCTCGTCAGCGCCAAAAGATTATGCGTGACATTGGGGATCTTGATGCTGATACGGCTAAGGCGGTTCGCAATGCGCTTCGTGTTGAGGCAGTTAATATCGGCAGGCGAAATGCTGGTGGCTTTATGCAATATGTTTCTGACCCTGCAAACAAGGCAGGCATAGATGCGATATTTGGAAGCGCATTCCAGCCATCGCTTAGAAGGCTTGCACTTTTTTCTGACAAGGTTTCGGCAGCAGATATTTCCAAGCTTGGCGTAGCCATTGATCGTAGGGAACTTGATGCCTTGGCGCAAATTGTTCAGGGTATTGACATTCCATACTTGTATTCAAATTTGCGTGATCGAATTTCTAGCAATTCTCAAAAAGTCGTGCGACTTCTTTCAAAGTACAACAGTTCTAAGTTGTCTACAGCGACTGACGATGCCATCATGGAACTGCTTCTTGATCCAAACGGTGTTCAGAAACTGGCTAATACGGTCACTAACATAAAGTTTGACCTAAGCAATCCGGCTGCTCTTGGAAAAATGGCAGACTCTTTGGCTCGTGTAATCCCAAGGTCTTTTTATACATCTGGGAAAACGGCACTTGCTGGAGAAGAGCGTTCTAAGGTGGAGCAAGAGGCTCGCGCAGAAGAAGCTGCTGACTTTATTCCGGGCGGCTTTGAGATCGAGGAGGAAGCCCCTCAATTCAAAAGAGGCGGTCCCGTATACACCCTAGCAGAGCAGGACTTGCTAAGACGCTACGCAAGCAGGTAGAGTCAAGTCCATGAAAAAGAAGGACAAGTACACTCCTGTCCAGATTGAGGACGGCAAGTGGTATCGCGTCCGTGGGTATACGCATACAGAGTGTTGCGACTGCGCTTTGGTACACAGGGAAGAATTCCGCCTTGTCGATGGCCATTTGGAATGGCGAGCCGTTCGCGACGATAAGAAGACTCACAAGCGCCGACAAGAGCTTGGGATCCAGTTAAAGGTGAATGATGTCAAAGCGAATCAGTGACGAAGAGTTTATTGACGCTTGGAATAGACTAGGATCTCCATCTGCCGTAGCAAAATACTTAAAAATGGCCACTAGGGCAGCGGCTTCTAGACGAAGAAACATGGAGAAAAAGTACGGAATATCGCTTCCAAGTGTGATCCCGCCTACCTCCAAGACCAGCAAAAACACGATGGTTGGCAACGCCATTACCAAGTTGTCTGAAGATAGGGCAAGGCGTTATGAAACCGAGATGCACGTTGATGTCAACGATGCCATTGTCCTGATAGCCTCTGACGCGCACTACTGGCCCCAAATTGTTACCCCTGCGCACGAAGCCTTCTGCAAGTTAGTTAAGTCGCTTAGTCCGGCTTTAGTCATCCTGAATGGAGACATCTTGGATGGGGCCCGGATCAGCAGGCACCCCAGATCCCTTTGGGAAAAGCAGCCGGAACTCAAGGAAGAGATCCATGCCGTTCAGGACCGCTGCGGCGAAATTGAGAGGGCTGCTGGCAAGGCAAAGTTGATCCGCACGATTGGCAATCACGACGCCCGCTTTGAGAACTACCTGTGCACCAACGCTCCAGAGATGGAGGAGATGCCGGGGGCAATGCTGCTCGACTACTTACCGCGTTGGCGGGCTGGCTGGGCAGTGCATGTTAATGCAGAAAGTGAGAGTTGGACGGTCATCCGGCATCGGCCTGTGGGTGGAGGCATCCACGCGGCGTATAACAGTGCTTTACGCTCTGGGGTCAATTACGTCCATGGACACCTGCACAAGCTCCAATACACCCCGTGGGGCGATTACCGTGGTCGTAGGTACGGCGTAGACACAGGCACTCTGGCAGAACCCAAGGGGCCACAGTTTCACTACACAGAGGCTGGGCCGCTTAACTGGGCATCGGGCTTTGTGGTGCTGACATTCAGGGACGGACGGCTTTTGGAACCTGAAATGTGCGTAGTGATTAATGGGCAGGCTTACTTTAGAGGGCAACGGGTATGATGCGCTGCGGTCGGTGCAAGAACTTTATCAAGACGTATGACGGCGAGGGCTGGTGCTCCCACACCAAGTACTCAGGCATAGTCATGCTGCATCTAAACGAAGAGTCTTGCCGTGGGCACGGATACATCAAGGGAAGCGAATCTGCTCTTCCTGCGGACTTTGACCCTGAAGAGACTCCACATAAGCTGTGACGATTGACTCAATAAACTCGTCAAACTGATCTGGCGTAAAGTCCAGAAAGTTGTACATCCCGGTGGCTTCGATGTAGTGCCCCGCAGCCGCTGAAGCATCGTTCAAAGCCAGTTTCTCGTTGGGTGATTTGTCGATCATGTAGTCATCCATGCAGCGAAGTGAGCAGAGTCTTTTAGCCCGTCGAGTGATGCCGGGCGGTGGCATGTACAGGAATCCTCTGGCCTCCCGATTGCACATCGGACATAAACCGAAACTCGACAATTTCTGTGTACTTGCCATTCTTGCGAACCTTGATTTCGGTTGGCTTGCGTAGAGATTCGGACTTCTCAATAGCGTCAGCCGTTGACTTAGGCAGGATGCCGGGCCCTGTCATGCGCCGCTGCCACCAGCGAAGTGCCTTATCGTGCGGATAGCCTTTATGGTCAAAGCAGACCCATTCGCTGTGCAGGGCTATCCCGCAGCGGTATTCCACCCGCATAGAGTCAGGACTGCCTGCCTTCTTGTGTAGCCTATAGGAGACAGAGTTGACCTTAAACCACTCTGAAGGAGCATTCATGCTCATCACTGGTAGCGTCGTTGCCGTCTGATCAATGGCTATCGGCGTCGGGGGCCATTTATAGCCGCAATCGGGGCATTCAGACGTTCCAGCAAAGACGATGCTCTGGCACTTGGGACAGGTTTTAGTTGGTGCTACGCCTTCTCCGTCGCTCTGGCGGGGCTTCTTGGGGTTGACCCGATCTACCGGCCCATGGCGTGCAATGTTCCCAGCAAAATCCAGCACCAGACAGTCTTCCTTGCCGGGCGAGTTACGCATCCCTCGACCCATGATTTGTATGTACAAGCCGGTTGACTCTGTAGGCCGAAGTATGGCGAGCAGGTCCACGATTGGCGCATTGAACCCCGTCGTTAATACCCCCATGGACGCCAGTGCGCGGATCTTGCCTGCCTTGAAGTCGCGGACAATCCGGTCACGCTCAGCACTCGGGGTATCGCCAAAAATGGTTTCGCAGCTAACGCCGTATCGGCGGACGATCTCGGCAATGTGGGTGGCGTGTTTGACCCCTGCGCAGAAGATTAGCCAAGACTTGCGCTCGGCACCCAGCACGACAATCTCGCGTACAACCGACTCGTTGACATCGGTACGATCCACGGCACGCTCTAGTTCACCGGCTACGAACTCGCCACCACGGATGCTGACACTGGAGACATCTAGTCTGGTCTTGGGCTGCTTGGACATCAGCCGGGTAAGGTAACCCTGATCGACCATATCCTTCAGTTCTGCCTCATAAGAGACGGCATCAAACAACGCTTCCTTACCCGTGTGCAGCAGCCCAGAGTCCAGTCGGTAGGGAGTCGCAGTCAACCCGATTACCCGCATGTGCGGATTCATAATCTTCAAGTTACTCAAGAACCGCTGATACATCGTATTGGTCTTGCGAGGCACCAGATGCACCTCGTCAATCAACACCAAATCGACCTTCACAAAATTCGATGCCTTCTTGTGAACCGACTGTATCCCACAGAACACAATTGACGGGTCGTAGTCACGCTTCTTAAGGCCAGCGGAGTTGATCCCCGCCGGGGCTTCTGGCCATAGCGTCTTCAATTCGTCGTGGTTCTGCTTGATCAGTTCGCGAACATGAGTGACTACCAGAATCTTAGTATCTGGCCAGTCTTTCAGCGTCTGACGACAAAACTCTGCAATCACAACTGACTTGCCAGTTCCAGTGGGTAGCACAATCAGCGGGTTGCCGTCGTTGTCAGCAAAGTACCGAAACGTGCTATCAATGGCTTCTTTTTGATATGGTCTAAGGTTAATCACGAATTCAACTCCGGCTTCGGCATCTTAGACAAGATGATCTCTGCAATCTTCTTAACTTCACGCAATTCTTTTTTGTTTTCTGAAACAATCAGCGCGTAGGCATACACATCCAGAGCTTTCATAATTACAAACATCTGATCGCTATTCAGAAGCATCGTCGCCTCAACGTCTTCTTCGCTCAGGTCGTCTTGTCGATCCATACGGCACCTCCGGGCATCTTGTATTCAACCCAGTTAGGCCCTGAGTTTATCTGTTCTCCGGGTATCAAGTCGGGAACAAACAAGTGACTCCCGCAGCCTTTAACTTGAGCTTCGGTGTCCAAGTCCTTTTGATGCAGTTCGCACTTCCAGCCGCCCTCTTTCAGCGGAGTACTGTGCAGACAGGTTCTACAACTCTTGTGTCTCGGCATGTCCTGTTCGTGACACATGGAATGAAATGAGCAAATCTTGCACTCGTGCCATGCAGCATCATTGCTAATCTTTAAAAATGGTCTTGGCGAGAAGATGATTCGCTTTGCCTTTTCGATGTACTTCTCGGCTTCACCCTTGTCGTACTCTGTTACAGCACTCGTTAGGTCACGCACTCCGGGGGAACCTACTGTCAGGTAATGCTTTGAAGCATTGAAGAAGTGCATGTAAATCTGCGCTTGCGCGTAATACACGATGTCCCAGTTTTTCAGAGCGTCTGCCGAATTCTTCATCTTCAGCGAGTCCAACTTCTTAAACTTGGTTTCGTTGACGATCTTGCACTCCCACATATACAGAGTCGTTGGGTCTTGCAGTAATCCCATCAGCAAGCCGTCGCAGTTGCCGCGAAAGTGACCGCCTAAAGCCTCAAAGGAATGCTGGACACCGGGTTCCTTTTCCGTGGAAAGATCAAGCCCCGGAACCATCCGGAGCAAGTCTGCGACCACCTTTTCACCCCGGTGCCCATCATTGATTCGTCTTAAGCCCGCAGCCTCAATAAAGCCGCGTTTGACCCATCTGAAATTCAGCCACAATTTGCGGTCGCACGGATCGCCAATAGAAGAGGCTCCAAGATAATTCCTAGTTCTTTGTTCTTGAGATCCCTCTAAGGCAGCGTCAATAGCGAGCAAAGTGGGGTCATGTGTTTCAGGTAGTTTGGCCATTATTTCTCTCAAGGAGAGGACGCGACATCCCAGTGTAGCGGTGGGTGTGTGGGGGGAAACACCAAGATGCCGCGCCCTCGCCGTTACTTCTTATGCCGTTCCCAAGGCTTCGGAGTAGCCCCAGCAGGAGCCGCAGCCGGTGCAGCAGCAGGAGCTGCCTTCGGGGTTTCCGTCAGCCCGTAATAGCTGGGACGGGTCTCCAAAGCGCCCTGCTTGTTTTCCTTGTGCTTGATCACGACCTTGATGGGCTTGAAGTGCAGTTCCTGCGATTCCGGCGGCGGGAAAGCAAAGCCCACTGCCTTAGAGATTGCCAGCAACTGCGACAAGCCGATCTTCTTGGCCTGATCGTTCGGGTTTTCAATGTTGAGTCGATCCCAGAACTTTCGACCCGGAGCGCAGGGGCCACTCACAACGTCAAACTCCAGCCACACATACTTACCCGTGCCAGCCTTGGTAGCCCGCATATCGGACTGCACAATCTGCATGGTGTACTCGCCCGCCGGAAGAAGGGTGTTCTCTTGCGGGGCTTCGACGCCATCAAAAGCGTTTGCATCAAAATTCAACTTAGCCATTTTACTCTCCGATTACGTTGGTCATTGCAGTGCTCAAGGCATCCGCAAACTTGGGATAGTCGAGGGGAACCATATCAGGCAGCGGCCATCGACTCTTGGCCTGCCAGCCCGGACGCTCTTGCGTGTACAGTACACGACTGCCGGTGCCAATTGCGCGAGTGACCTTCTGATTGAAGCCCACATCACTTTTGACAGTAGTGTATTGCTGATTGGCAAACATCAGGATGTCACACCATTCGCTGATGAGACTCGCGCTGCCGTGGTGCAGATCCAACTGATAGCGGTCATACGGGTCGGCCAGCGGGTCATCGAATCGCTTGACCTGTGTATGTGCCAGCAGCACAACCTGCATGTTCTTGACAGTACGCAGATGATCGAAGCCTTCCAGCAACTGCTTCCAGTAATCACCTGCCGCCTTGTAGCCGCGCCCGTAGCCAATGGCGTCAATGGTGGCCACGTTGTTGTCCTGTGCAACGCGCTTGTGGATCAACTGCTCCGCCCAATCCGCTGAGTCGAGCACAACCGTATTGAAGTCGTGATCCTCAGAGGCCAGCGAACCAATCGCTTCCATCATGTCATCAAAAGACTGCGATACCGGGAAGGCCGTTGCATTGACCGCATCCAAGCCCTCTTCGGTCTGAATAAAGACCGGATTCGGAGCCTGTGCAGCAAAGGTGGACTTACCGATGCCGTGGGTGCCGTACACCACAATGCGTGGCGGTCGGGCAGTGCCTGTTTTACGTAAGCTTTGAAGTGAAATAGCCATCTCATGCTCCCATGACGATTGATACAGTGGTTTTTGCAGGGGCAACGGTCAACGCCGGAGCAAGCACCTTGTAGAGTTGCGGCTCATTGTTCGCGAGGTACTTGACACCAGTCTCGTCCAAGGCCCGCTTCACCGGCCACAGGTTCTCAGGGATCTTGTGCGACAAAGTGTCGAACGCTTCCCAGTCGATCTTGCGGTTGACTCGTC